CTTCCTCAGCGTTCTTCATGCGCTCGTAGAAGCCGAGGGTTTTTCTCTCGCCCTCCGTAGCAGGCTTTTGTCCGGCTGCGGCTGCGGCGGCCGCTGCTCGAGCATCAGCCAACTCCTGCGCCATCCGAACCCGTTGTGCTTCTACATCGGCTGGCAGGAGTTGTGGCTGCACTCCGGCCTTTTTAAAGTCTTCGTAGGCCGCTATCTCGGTAGCTCCGTTTGTAGGCGCCTTTTTAGCCTCGCGCCATGCCGGCAGGTAGACGTTCTTGAAGTAGGCAAGCTCGCCTGTTGGCGGTTCCGTGCCCGCTGCCTTGTTTTGCGCCGTGGTGACTTCCGGCAGAAGCTTCGCAACCTCAAGCCTGTACTTCTCGGTATCGCGTATTTCCTTATCCCTGGCAAACTGGCGTGCCTGCAGTTCCTTCCCTCCGTAGGCTTCCGCATACTTCGCCTGCTCTTCAAGTGCAGTAGGTGGACGATCTACCGGTAGACCGCCTCCAACGTTTGTATCCCACCAATCCTGCTGCTGATCCTGCGGCAATGCGGTGACGGCGGCATACGTGTTCGCTTCCCGCTTTGAACGTTCCCCTTGAAGGTCTAGGGCAGCCTTCGCCTGTTGGCTCGCTGCGCTCTGCATCAGCCTGCGATCTGTATCGAGCTTGATGGCGGTCGCGGGATCAACAGCGGCTATGTCCTGGAAGGACGGATTGGGATTCTTCGCGAACAGCTCGCGTATGGTCATCGCCCGCTGGCGGTCTTCCTGCTCGTACTGCGCTTTACGGGCGTGCTCCTGCATCGCTTGTTGCTGCAATTGGTATTGCTGCTCCCGGATGCGCCGTTGGTCCATCAGGTCGCGGAGGGTCAGCAGCTTCTTGCGATCCTCGACCGGATCGGGCCACTGCGGCCGCCAGGTCGATTTGAGGAGTACTGAGGGGTCCATGGTGTTTTACTCCGATTCGCTTTAGCGCTAGACAGAGAGTCCTCTCACCCCGTAAGGATTTTGCTGCGCCCACGGGTCGCCGAACGGATTCTGCGGCATGTTATATCCGCCCCCGCCAGTCCCCAGGCCGGGGTAAGACCCGGGAGTTGTTCCCCGCTTCGCGAACGGATTCGAGCTGATCAGGTCGCCTAGCGATGTAGCCGCCCCGCTCCACATATCCCCCGTGATCCCGCTCGCGGCGAGGATGGAATTGGCTGTAGACTGATCGCCGCCGAGCCGTAGTTTTTGCGCCAGGTCCGCGTACTTCATGGCAACGTTGCCCTGCCCCGTCGCGGAGTCGATTCCATACCCCCCCTGGAGTTGTGCCGCGGTGTTGCGCCATCCGCCAGCGGTCTGCTGGGCACCGATGAGGTTCTGGCCTGCAGCACCCGACGCACCATATCCGGCGTTGGCGAGTCCCGTGAGCGTACTCAGCCGTTGCTGCCTGCCGGTCTGGTTCGTCTTGAAGGCGTCCAGGCTTCGCTGGAAGGCATTCTGGTATTCCTGGCTTGCGGTATCCTGCCCGTACCGCGTCAGGGCTCTTAAGGTTCCGCCGGTCTGCCCGATGCCTCGAGCCGCCGCGCTTCGCTCGATGGCCTTCTGCCCTTCCGCCATACGAAAGGCATATCCGGGGTCCATCTCGAGCCCCTGCCCCGTGAAGCGCTCTTCCGGGGCCTGCGCGAGGCTGCTCAGAGTTGTAAGCGCATTGCCGCCGGCGTCGATGTACGGGTTGAGGTATTCGTTAGCTGTCCGCCCCGCTCCGATCAGGTCATCTCCCGAGCGGTTGTAGACGTCCCCGACATATCCCTGCGCCTTCTGGTAGGCGTCGGCGATTCCGGGGTTGATCGTTTCCGGCATCAGTAGCGCGTTCTGCGCTTCGCGATTGGCGGCATCGGTCAGTATGGTTCCTGCGCGCTTGACGCCGCCCCTTGCCTGCGACCCGCCGATAATGTTGCCTAAGAGCTTGGTTCCCGTCCCGATAACTTGTGCCCAACCGCCCATAATTCCTCCTTCGCGCTAAAGCGAAAACTACAGATGTAGTAATACGTTAATGCTATTGCCGCAAATACGGCATCAGGTCAACGTGCTTCGGTTCCCCCGCCGTAACGCTGGCGCCCGTCAATGTATGGTTGTGCGCCGTGCCTGCGCTCGAGGTGGTCGGCGGAATATCAGTCGTGTGCTTGTGGCCGCTGCGGGTTGCCAGGTAGATGCTGGCAGGCGCGTAGTCCACTTCGAGCCCCCCGGTATCCTGTGCGCCACTCTGGCAAGGCCCCGGATCGACGGTGTGCGTGTGACCCGATTCGTTATCTGTCGTCCCCGAGATCGTTCCGCCAGTGGCGGGCACCACCGTCGGCGAGTACGCGGCCGCGCCTTTGGCATAGGCCGTAATCAGGTTCGGGGTGGTGATCGCGGACGTGGTCGCGTTCCCCAACGTCCGAAACGTAGAGGTGCCGTTGCACAGTGCCCAGCCGGTGCCGGGGTCTGCCGTGAACCACGCAATCTCGCCGCTCGCCCGATCCCCCGGCGCGTATTGCCAGGTGCTGCCGGTCCATCTCCAGGTGTGCGCGTAGTCCGCCGCGTAGAACAAGAAGCCGGTATCGTAAACGCTGAGATCCGTGGGCTTGTCCGTTACGGCGAGTCCCCGCATCGTGCCAGCCACATATACCCATTGCGGTTCGTCGCTGATAATCCTTACCTGATACAAGACCGTCCGGTCCGTCTCGTAAAACCATGTTCCGGGGCGGTATTGCGCGGGGTCGTTCTTGTCGTCGATCCGGTCCGCGTGCGTTCCCTCGAGATAGATCCGGGTGCCGATGTTCAGAATCCACTGAAACAAGCTGACCCACGGCACCGTTAATAGCCGGCGCTCGTCCACTACTTCGTTCTGCAACGGGAGCGGGATCGGGAGCGGGGAGATCTGGTCTGTCGCCGCGGAAAACCGCTCGGCGCGGGTCATCCCGCCGAAACGTTTCAACGTGCCACCGTCGCTGCGGCCTGTGGGGGATCGGCCAGGTGCAGATAGCCTTCGATGATTCCCTGCGACCCGGTCAGTGAGTCAAGCAGATATAGCTCGTACATCCGGTCCCGCGCCCTGCCTAATCGGCGGTACTTGATCTCGTGCTTAAACGGCGCGACAGTTCGTTCCTGCGACCACGTCGTGTTGTCGTCGTACAGATACCGCATTGTCACAGCACTACTGCCGCTCGTCAGTAAGCGCAAGTAGTGATGAAACAGCCACTGCTGGTCCGCCTGCGTATAAGGCGCGGCGCGATACCGGCGGATGCGGTTCCCGTCGTCTCCGTAGATGTGTAGTCCCTGTTCGTAAATCCGGGTGTGATCGGCATCCGGGAAGGGTGCCTCGGAAGTTCTCGCTACCAGGTGTTTGTTGAAGCAGAAGGCATGGAACGAAGCCCCTCTCCAGTGCTCCCAGTGATCCGCGTTCCACCGTGCCCGTTCGTGCCACATGTTTGTGCTCAGGTTATAGACCAGGCACGCCTTAGCCTTCGGGAAGCTCAGCACATAGAACGTGTGCCCGTTCTCGACGTATCCCGAACCCGTGATGCATTGATCCGTTCCCAGGTCCAGGTAGGTCTTGATCAGGTGCTCGATCGCCTGGTTGGATATCCGGACCGGCGTGTAGCCCTCAGTCCGGAACACCTGTCCATAGCCGTGCTCGTTCATTCCCAACCAGTACAACTTCCTGTCTATCCTGGTGACACTCCACGGGGCCATCGTGCCCTGGTCGATCGTCGCACCGTCGATCGGGGCGAACGGAAAGTCGGCGTTCCCTGAGTCGTACCAGACGCTGATCGAGCGCTGCCCGAACAACCACAGGTGCCCTTCATGCGCTTCTAACCGGACCTTGCGGTCTGGCGGCCCCTGCGATTGGGCGATGTCGAGCGGGTCCCAAGTCAGTCCGTCCGTTGAGAGCTGGATGGTCTGCCCGTCGGTGTGCAGGATGATGTAATAACCGTCCAAGTACACAACCGAGATCGCGCCATCGTACGTCTTGTGGCTAACGCCGCCGGTCGCATACCAGATCTGGTCTCCGGATGCGATGAGTATCTCGTTCCCCCCGCCCGCAAACTGTACCGGAGTCGCAGCACTAAGCACACCTCCGGTGATTGCTGTAGCTGCTCCGCTCGAGA